CTATTGTCTAGAAGAGGTAGACGGCATTGATGAAGAAGGTGTCTGTCCTGAGTGTCGCGAAGAGTTTGATAATCGTGACGCACTTAATGAACAAGAACTAGCGGACAGCATGGAATATGAGGTAGACTACGTCTGTGATGATTAGCAGAAGCGCCACAGAGTCCCCGTATGGAAGAAGGAAGCTATCCGTAAAAGAAGGGGGTGTACGGAGAGAAGCTTGTGTGATATAATGGAATTACAGCAAGGGAAATTGCCGAGGGTCAAAATGAGCCCGGCACTAGTCGAGTAGAAAGGATTCAAAATGGCGCGCACTATTGAAGTCGAAGTTGAGGTGCCCAAGGGTCTTAAGGGCGGGGACGTGTTCAAGATCGAAGTCGAGATCCCCAAGCCTGAGAAGAAGCCGCGCGGCCAGCTCGCGGGTATCGCCCTCGAGGACATGACCGATGAGCAGCTCAAGCGTGAGCTGATCAACGCGAACTCGGTGCTCTACAAGGCTGAGCAGCGCGGTGCCGCTGAGGCGACCATCGCTGCGAACCGTGCTCGTGTTGAGGCTGCCAAGGCTGAGAAGGCCCGCCGCGCCCCGGTTGCGGCTGCTGAGGCTGCGCCGGAACTCGAGAGCGCTCTCGAGGGTGCCGAGCTCTAAGGAGCTTGACCGGTGTGTAGGTGCAACGGGTAATTCTTACCGTTGATTAAAGCGGAAGCCGCGCCTACAACATCGGGTATTGACTGTGACCCAGCGGCATGCGTCCTAACTCTTGTTGAATTGGCGACTGCTTAATGCGCGCGGCGCGGACCGGTTTGCCTGCAGGACTAATCTGTCGCTGGGTCACACTCAATACTTGTCGGGCCCTGCGGAGCGTTAATTGGTTAGGAAGTCCTGTTCTTTGATAGAGATTAACGTCATTAACGCGGGTATACGTGGCCTTGCTCGAAGCCTGTCGACAGCGTATATCCACCGCATTAATATCCGCGCCTCCTGGACCAAATGGTCTCATTGATGCGATGCAACTTTGAAGACTGAGCACACAGCGTAGGAGACGCGATTAACAACTACAGTGTTGCTAGGCCAGGTAGTGCCGGCATATCTCCCGTCTGATGAGAACTAGATGGCAACTAGTCGAAAGCGCAAGCTCACGGGGAAGCTGTTCTACGTAAAGGTGTACAGGCGATGGCCCACGCCAACAGCTCCCTATAGTGCCGGAGACAAACCGGAAGTCCTGCGACCACTGCTATGGCCGTGGGCTAGTGGCGAGGACAGCGCTGCGCTTGTTTATCTAGCAACGTACTAGGTACGGGCGACAACAGCGTTTCCTAGCAGGGATTACTCGCCGCTAAATAAATCATACAGTCGAACGGGAGGTGGCGCAGTGGCAAATAAGCTCCTGTTTTCAAAGCGTCACATTGAAATATCGTGTGACAGGAATGATGAAGCCACGTATGAGCTATTGACTGACTTCTATCCTGTGCACTCGAATCGTATCAGGACAAAATTCTATCTGTCCATACACAAGACACCAGAGGTGCTCAAGGCATTTCGTGGAATCGATGCTGATAACATCGCCGAAGCGCCTGATGCGATTCAGGCCCACTACTACGCTGAGATGCTTCTTCGCGCGCACACAGAGGATCTTCTTACTAATGGCATGCGTGGAAATCCTGTAGTTAACGAGCGCCTTACGCTAGACCCTCACCAGCAGCTTGGGCGTGAGCTTGCGGCGCTGCACGATAAGTTTGGGTTCTTCTATGACACTCGTACCGGCAAGACTCCGTTGTCGCTGACTATCATCCATGATAGTATCCAAGATAACCCAGACGTTAAGTGGCTTGTGCTTTGCCCATTGAAGCTGATCAACCTTGCATGGTTGCCTGATATCGAAAAGTTCTTCCCAGGCATGCGAGTAATAAACTGCCATGCGCCAAACCGTGAAGAAAGACTGCGCCGCATCGCCACGCCTGCGAATGTCTATATTATGAACACAGAGGCATTCATAGACTATAGCGATGCTTTTGCAGCGCAGGGCATCAAGAACATGATAGTTGACGAGAGCTCTGATATGAAGAGCAATAAGTCAAAGATTAGCCATGCACTTGTAGAGACCAGTAGGCACATAGATAGACTGTATCTTCTATCCGGCGTCCCAGCGCCAAATGGCGACCATGAATACTACATGCAGCTCAAAGCACTAGACGAGTTCTGTGTGCCGCAGAGCTATGCGCAGTATTGCTCGAGGTACCTTGTAGATATATCGCGCAGCCATCAGTTCCATAAGTTCATAATCAATGTTGAACGTGAACAGGAACTGCGGGACGTGATCAAGCAACACGCAATCTACATTGACCAGAGTGTGCTCGATATGCCTGGCAGAGAGTTCCATGAAGTTGAACTAGAACTTCCTAAGCCGCTCAAAGAGTACTACACCAAGATGAAGAACGAGCTCTATATCGAGCTTACAAGTGGCGGTGATACGGTAACGGTGCTGGCTCCTAGTATTGCCGCGAAACTCAATAAGTTGAATCAGATAACATCAGGGTTCGTTATTGACACTGATGCGATTAGAAGCAACAAGTATATGGAAACCGATAAGGATGAGTGGCACTTGCTCGATCCTTATCGGTTTGACTTTCTCGAGCAGTTTTTAGAGTCAGAGAAGTGTAAAGATCAGCAAGTGATAATCTGGGCTTTCTACCGCAAAGAGTTTGAGATTATTAAGCAGCGTCTTGGTGATAGATGCGCACTAGTATACGGCGGCATGTCTAATGCGGCGCAAGAGAAGTCTATCACTGATTTCATGGATGGTACTGTGCAGTACCTAATTGCCAACCCGGCATCAGCTGACAAAGGGCTTACACTAACTAACGCGCACATAGCGATATACTTCAGCCTATCATATTCGTATGAGCTGTTTAAGCAGTCGGCCGAACGTATATATGGTGCGCGGCGCTCACAGCCATGCTTCTGTGATTATTACATATTCCTGGCTAAGTACACAGTTGATCCTGTAATATACAGAGACGTACTGACAGGTAAAGCTAGGAACAGTAAAGCTATCATGAATCATTTGAAGCCATCGGTGATATTCCCATGATAGCTGATGACAGGCAGTATGACAAAGAGGCTGATCTTCTTAAAGCAGTGACTAAGTGGCTAGCACCACAAGTTGCGTTTGGTATCAAGATGATCAGAATCAATGACAAGTATCAGAAAGGGTACTCTGATATCTTTATATCTGTAAAGGGCTGGCTAGTAGTTGCAGAGCTAAAGGATAGCACAGGTACAGCGTCGCCTCACCAACTACAGTTCATTGAAGAAATGAAAGCGACCGGCGCTGTAGGAGGCGTGTGTAGATCTGTAAGAGACGTGGCGGACCTTGTAGATATCGCAAAGGCTCGTGCGCTAAGGGTTTGGAGGGCGTGCGATGTCTGATGAGGCTTCAAAAGTCATAGCGCAGAATAAGGGTCTAATATTCAAACAGCTCTATAAGTTTGGCCTAGCACATGACCAAGAAGCAGAGAGTATCGGCTACGAGGCGCTATATAATGCTGCAAAGACTTTTGACAGCAGCCTTGGATATAAGCTATCTACGTACGCGACAGTGTGTATCTACAACGCACTGGGATCGTACGTCAGGACCCTTAATAGACAACGGCAGCTAGACGTGGTATCTTACCATGCGCTACAGCGAGTTAGCGAGGATGGCGCGGTGGAGCTGCTTGATAAGCTGGCTTGTGACCAGGATACTGAGGGCGACTATCTACACGCAGAGTTGTGTGTAGCTGTAGCAAATGTCTTTGCTGAGCAGTATGAGGCGATTAGCAATGAGAAACATAAGCTAATACTAAACGCATGGAAGGAGTCCCACTTTGAAGCTACGACAATAGAGATCGCCAAAGTAGTTGGTGTATCACAGTCATATGTAAGCCAGGTGCTGAATAAGTTCAAGCACTCAATGAAACAAAGGATGGAGGTCTACTTTGATTGACGCAGCGAGAGTAATCAAGCATGTGCAGCTCGTAAGCGGTACTAATGACAAGATGCGCGTGCTAAAGAGTTGCGAACAAGTTGATGGACTGAAGGAGATCCTACAGTTCATCTATAACCCGTATATGAAGACTGGCATCTCTGATGCAAAGCTAAACAAAGCTATCAGTACGTATGGCGGACGGCAAGTTGAGAAGCCTGTATACTTCAGAGATATTATGGAGTATCTGCGTGGCCACAACACTGGCAGTGATTTTGATGCCTCAGTATGTGCCGCATTTATCAAGACTACTGCTGCTATCTACCCAGACGAGCCGTTCACAGTTGAGCTAGCTAGGGCAATCGTTACTCAGAATCTGCAGATAGGCGTTGCCACTACTGCTCTCAACAAGGTATATGGCGCAGACTTCATACCTAAGACAGGTTGCATGCTTGGCACCTTGTACGGCAATATCCCGAGTCACAAGTTGGCCTGGCCATACATCGTTACAGAGAAGCTTGACGGCATACGGCGTATAATCATCAAAGAGAATGGCATCTGTAGAGCATACAGTAGATCCGGGCATGAAGACACTGGCTTGGATGAGATAATGCTAGAGATGAAGTTTATGCCGGATAACATGGTGTATGATGGAGAGCTAATTGCCATAGGGCTTTTTAGGGATTCCATCGCAAAACGCCAAGCTACAATGTCGATAGCCCAGTCGAAAGGGATCAAGAGAGGTCTCATTTTCAATGTCTTTGACATGATCCCGCTTGATGAATTTAGGGCTGGCACTTCAAAGGATGGTGCGCTAGCTAGAAAGATACGACTAGGCGCAACATTGATGGATGATAGTATCCAACACCTGGATAAGGATTGGTATAACCGTATCCAAGCATTTGGTATCCATCGGCCTATGAGTTTTGTGCAGCATGTACCAATCCTAGGCCTTGCTAGAAGCATCGATGATGTCGCGCCAATAGTTGAGACTATCTGGCAACGTCGTGATGAAGGCGTTATGCTTAACAGTGTCAACGGACTCTACGAGATCAAGCGCTCCAAGCACCTGCTTAAGATGAAGCATACCGAGGAGTTCGTGCTTGAGGTTGTAGATATCGAGGAAGGCTCCAACAAGTATGAGAATACTATGGGTGCTCTCGTGGTACTGTATAAGGGAAACCGTGTAGGTGTCGGCACTGGCTTCTCAGATTCGCTGCGAGACACTATCTGGAAGAGCCCAGCCAATGTGATCGGCAGGTTCATAGAGATCGAATCATTCGGTGAATCTACAAACGCTGCTGGACAAGTCTCACTTAACTGTCCTGTATTCCAACGGTTCGCAGATGAGGTGCATGAGTAATGAAACCTACGATGGGTAGGATCGTTCATATTTGCTGGCCTGACGGAACAGTATCACCAGCGATAGTAACACGTACAAATGCGGATTCAGCGCATATGCTGTCAGTAACGCAACGCGCAGTGTTTAGCAGGTTCGATAGTGATAGGTGGGGCAACAAACCACTACCTAGTAACGAGATGGATGATGATATGATAGACGTGCAGGTCTTTGGGCTTGCACAGACCTACCCGCTATACCAAGTGCCATATGCGCCAAAGCTTACTGTCGGCTGCTGGAGCTGGCCGGAGCGTGATGTGTAATGGATGCTAAGCTTGAGGATGTAAAGCGTGATCCATGGGTACATCGTAGTAGCATGATGTCCTGTGGCACCTGTATGTGGTTCGTTGCAAAAGGTGCATTGGGTAGATGTAGAAGACATGCTCCAACTATGAGCGGGTATCCAGTGGTATTCCCATCTGATTGGTGCGGAGACCATAAGCTGGATGAAACAGTGTTCACCAGTAAGGAGGCGTAATGCTGTTCATCGCAATAGACGGCGCGTGTAGAAGAAACGGCAAACCTGATTGTGTCGCTGCAGGTGGCGTATTTGTTCAGCAGTATGATGGCGATGGTTTTCTGCAACAAACTGATGTACAAGCAATACATGAGATTGGCTCCACGTCGCAGCGTGGTGAGGTTCTGGCTTTGCTGTCAGCTCTTGATTACGCCTGGGCCTCAAAGCAAGATACGCACTTCCTTACAGATTCTGAGTACTTGTTCAATGCTATGACAAAGCAGTGGTATGCTAATTGGGCAAGGAAGGGCTGGATTACTGCGCTAGGTGAGCCTGTGAAGAATAGGGATCTTTGGGAAGCAGTTATTCAGTCTTATGGGCGTTGTGAAAGTATCGGCATGGATATGGTGTTCTACTACACTAAAGGGCACTGTATTCCATTCGGCAGGGTTACCGCTGACAAGCTATTGACAGCGGATCCCAGCGGTTACACGCTGATGAGGGAGGTATCTGATAAGTATGACAGCGTGTTCGACAGCAAGCAAGAACAGCTCGAGCATGCAAATGATCTGTCCGAGCGAAACAACGGATTTAGGCTTGAACCTGCGATGCTCAAGCATTTCATCACCTCGAACCTTGTAGCTGACGCTATTGCTACGAAGCGTGTAGATGCTGCAGATAGGGGCAACAGAGTTGTCGCAACAATCGAACGGACTGAGTAGCCGAATTGTTAAACAGATTCAGCTATATCGCCGTGAAAAGCTGCTGTTCCTTTGAATAGAACAGTGTGATATAATTGTAGTAGAGTCTAATGAGGGCAAGAGACCTTCATGACTAGTCAAAAGGAGGCGTTATCAGATGGTAGATACAAAGAAGGACGCAGTTGCCAAAGTCGAGGCAGATGCGGCGCTGGCTGTTCAGCAGGAGCAGCCTATGGGTTTCGAGTACGAAGAGCAGGGGGATATGATTATCCCTCGTGTGAAGGTGATGCAGACGCTGAGCCCTGAGGTTCGTGAGCGGACAGCAGAAGAGGGAGACATCATCAATTCGCTCACTGGCGACAAGTTGAACGACAAGGTATTCGTACCGGTGTTCAAGTTCAACAACCACATTCTGTGGCGCGATCGCTCTGAGGGTGGCGGCATTCTCTGCATGGCGCGCGATGGCAAGCACGGTGTAGAGTCGGATGGTACGCAGCTGATCTGCGCTGTTTGCCGTAAGTGTGAGTTTGACAACACTAAGACTGGCAAGGAAGCGCTTCCGACATGCACCAAGTACATCAACTTCTTTGGCTTCTTTGAGGGCGAGCGTCTGCCGATCATTATGAGCTTCTCGAAGACGAACTACAATGAGGGCAAGAAGCTGTACTCTCTCGCCAAGGTGTCGATGCAGAACATGTGGAACAACGGTTATACCGTTGTTTCCAAGAAGCAGGCTAAGGCGGGTAACGAGTGGTTCATCATGGCTGTCACGCCGCATGGGCCTACTTCGGAAGAGGATCGCGAGTTTGGCCTCAATATGTATCAGATGTACCGCAATAGCCTCAATTCCATGAACTATGACATGGACGAGGCCGGTGCTTCTACTAGCACCCCTACCACCGACGTTGACGCAACCGAGTACTAGTCAAACTATCCACCAGTGTGGCGCGGGGACAAAGCGTTCCCGCGCCACGTCAGCGTTAAGTGGGGTGAAACGTGCGCTGGAGCGAGTATACCAACAGAATTCTTGCTGAAATGGACAACGAAGCCTTTTTTCTTAACGAGCTTAAAAGTGTCCAGCGGCGTGGAATGGAAGTAAAGGCTGAATGCCCTTTTAAGGATCTACACGAAGCACAGACAGATAACAATCCGTCGCTTACTGTAAACCTAGCTAAGGGCGTTTACTATTGTAACAGCTGTCACTCTAAAGGCAACGTACATACTATGTACAGACAGCTATACGGTCTTACTTCCAGTGAGGCATGGTTTAGCCTTGGCGATGCACTGAAGATACCAAGGCCTGATGGCACTAAGCCTACTAGGCCAGAGATAGATACTGGCCTAGTGCAAGAGTATCACAGTAAGCTTATGAGCTTGACTGGCCCTATACGTGAAGTATTGCGTGACAGGCGCGGGTTATCTGATGAGACCCTGCGCCGTTTTCAGCTAGGCTGGGATGGCGAACGTGTAGCTATCCCAGTATACGATGAGTTCAATGAGCTTGTAAACTTCCGTAGGTATAAGTGGAACTCTACTGATGACCAGTGGAAAGTCCTTAACTATACAGACGAGTATAACAATGCGTATGGCGAAGTACGCATATTCGGTGTAGATCGTGTACTCGATCAATCTGAAGAATACATCGTATGGACTGAGGGCGAGCTGGATCGTATAATCGCAGAGCAACATGGATTCTGCGCCGCGTGCCCAACATCAGGCGCTGGTACCTGGAAGCCGGAGTGGACCAAGCTATTCAGGAATAAGAAACGCGTATATCTTGCCCAGGATAATGATGAACCAGGCAGGATTGCAACTAAGAAGCTGTGTGAGAAACTATATCGCGTTGTAGATGTATATATCGTGCAATGGCCGGATGACTTTCCTGCTAAGGGCGATATCACAGACTTCTTTGTTAAGCTCAACCAATCAGCCGCCGACTTTCAAGCATTGCTTGATGGTGCTGAGAAGTATGTAAGCGCTGTAGTTGAAGAAAAAGTAGCAGATGAATCTGAAGCAGTTGAGGTTCATCTGTCTGCTAGCTCTGATGCAGAATACTACGGTAAGCGTTTGCGTGTACCAGTTATGATTAGCGGTAAAGACAGCACTCCGTATCTATGCCCTAAGAGTGTAAAGGCATATTGCGGCGATGCTGCTGATGCGGATAACAAGCGCTGTTCGAACTGTGAGCTTGCACTTAATGCTGGAGAGATGACACGCACTTTGTCTTCAATGGATGAAGACATCATGAAGTTGATTAAGTGCACAGAGAAGCAGCAGCAAACTGTGCTACTTGAGATGCTTGGAATAAACCCGCGGTGTCCGATGTGGACCTTGACAATCAAGGAGTACATGAACATTGAAGAACTGCGGTTGATACCAAAGGCTGACATGAACTTTGGGTTTACCAAAGAGCACGACTATGTAGTTAGAACTGGGTACTACATAGGCAGCGAGCTTAAGACCAACAAGAGATACACAATGGCTGGCTTCATGTACGCAGAACCCAACACTCAGTACGCTACCTATGTGTTTGACAAGGCGTATCCTGAAAAGGATATGATTAGTGACTTCGAACTATCTGAAGACACGCTCGAGCATCTGAAGTTGTTTAAGCTGCAGGATGGCGAGACTGTACGCAGTAAGTTTGATGCTGTGCATACAGATCTAGAGCGGAATGTGACGTACATCTGGGAACGCCGTAACGTTGCATTCGCTGTAGACCTAATCTATCACACAGCCTTGAACTTCTACTTCCAAGAGCAGTTCGTAAAACGTGGCTGGGGCGAGTTGTTGATTATTGGCGACTCTGGACAGGCCAAGACTACGATCGTTGAACGTATGATGCATCACTACAGGCTTGGTGAGCTGCACTCAGGTGAGTCATCCAGGCGCACAGGCCTCGTGTACAACATGCAGCAGAATAACAAGCGCTGGTTCCTTGTATGGGGCGCGTTGCCGCTGAATGACGGTGGTCTAGTGACGCTAGATGAGTTGTCTGGTCTAAGTGAAGAAGACTTGGCGGTGATGTCTGATGTACGGTCTAGCGGAGTCGCTAGAGCAACTGGCGTCATTACGGCAGAGACTTCAAGTAGAACCCGGGTTATCTACATATCTAACCCACGCAACGGACGGCAGCTTAATACAGAGACGTACGGGGTTAACGCTGTACTTAAGCTCATGGGGAAAGCTGAGGATGTCAGACGACTTGACCTGGCAATGTCCGTCGCTTCAGGAGACATTGACCCAGCCTTGGTTAACAGATCATACAAAGGATTGGAACCCGTACCACACGTATATACATCAGATGCCTGCAACACAAGAGCACTATGGGCATGGAGCAGGCGACCAGAGAACATTGTAATAACCGACGATGCAACGCAGGCCATCCTCGACGCCGCGACCCGTATGGGCTTGAGGTATTCGTCTAGGATACCGATTGTAGAGGCTGCCGATCAGCGGCTTAAGATAGCGCGCTTGGCGGTGGCTGCAGCAGCGTGTGTAGTATCTACGGACGACGAGTACAAGAACGTGATTGTGAAGCCAGAGCACGTACAGTTTGTGACAGACTTCATGCATGAGATATACGATGCTAAAAGCTTTGGGTACGACAGACTTAGCGACCAGGATGCAAGCACCTCAGACACATCTATTACTAACATCAACAAGCTGCGCGCACTATTCCTAGCGCTGCCGATGGTAGATGCCAATGAGATGGCTGCAATTCTTTACCAGCTACCGTACTTCAGCAGGGCAACACTTGAGGACTACACTGGTCTTGCTAAGGACGACCTGAAGATGCTTCTTAAGTTCATGACCAATCAGCACCTTGTAGATAAGGTGCGCGGCGACTACCGCCGTTTGCCACTTGGTACTGAGCTGTTTGAAAATCTAACTGCAACACCTATTAAGCAAGAAGAAATAGAGGAAGCTCGCAAGAGTTTCTATAGTGCAGCAGATTACTAGGAGGCACAAATGCATGAAATCATGTTCTACCTTAGTGCGACAAAGCAGGCTGTAGAAACTGCGCCACCAGAAAATGATATTACATTGTCGTATCTGGTGGTAGCTATTGAGCTTCCTACAGGTGCCATTGAGCTTCAGATCAATAGCGATAAGATCATGGAGAAGATTGACTATATCATTGACAACTATGACGAAGAGACTGTAGAGCATAAGAGCGCCACAGGTGTCTTCATCAAGAACGTGCTTGTGGTGTAGCTATGAAAGACCCAATTACTTACCTGACCAACTGTACAGTATATAGTACGGTGAAGCAGGATGATGATGAAGCTGGGTGGCTAGCTGCTAGGACACGTGGTATCGGCGGTTCCGATATCGGTGCCATCTGTGGTGTTAGTCCATACTCATCAGCGCGCCAGATATACTTCCAGAAAACAGGGCAGTTTGAAGACAGCAATCGTATAGGTGCTGCACAAAAAGATCGTATGCACTTCGGGCATGTGCTAGAGCCAGTGGTAGCTGATGAGTATGCCAGGCGCACTGGTGCTAAACTGTGTACAGCAAATGCTACTATGTGTCACAAAGACTACCCGTGGGCCTTGGCTAACATTGACAGGTTCATTGTAGACGATACCGGAAAACCCATAGGTGTACTTGAATGCAAGACTACTAGTGAGTACGGCAACTCAGACTGGGAAGAAGGCAACCTGCCTATATCCTACATCTACCAGCTTAACTGGTACCTATGGATTACAGGACTAGAGCGCGGTGCATTTGCTTGCTTGGTAGGCGGCAACAAATTCTATGAATACGATGTCTGGCGCAATGATGATCTTTTGAATGATATCATGATTCCGGCAGCTATTAAGTTCTGGGATGATGTACAGAATCTAAGGATGCCAGAGCTACAGGCACAAGACACCGAGTTTGTAAATGAGCAGCACCAGGCCGTAGTTAAGAATTCTGAGATCATACTCGATGACGACGCAGCTAATGATCTGGCCGAGACTGTCGTTGTATGTAAGGCTAAGATCAAAGAGCTCGAGGCTACGTTGGCAGAGGCACAGAATAGGCTAAAAGAACGCTTGACAGTTAATGAGATTGGGTACACTCATGACTATATCATCAAGTGGTCGCCGCGTGCACAGAACAGAATCGATACTGATAAACTGAAGTCAGAGTACCCTGAGGTCTACACCAAGTGCATAAAAAGAATTGAATTCCGTGCAATGTCAGTGAGAGGCGGTGTAGTGTAGTGGGAGAAGTACACGAAGCAATTGTGGAGTGCGATCCTAGCGAGTGCGGATTCAATGTGCCTGATATGCTCGAGGTTATGTTTAACAAGCAGAAGGTACTACAGAAACGACTGCGTGGTGTTGACCTTCCTGAGATGCATCCTGAGCTAATTCCAATTACAGTCACGAGTATTGTGGCTGAACTTGGTGAGATCCTAGAGGATGAGCAGCATTGGAAGGACTGGAGAAAGAATCCAGTAGATACTGACATCGCGCATATGCGCATGGAAACAGCAGATCTGTGGCACTTTGTCATTAACCTGACTCTGTACCTCGGCATGGATGCGCAGGATATCTTCGAAGAGTTTGAAGCAAAGAACGCAGTCAACCATGAGCGCCAAGACAACAACTACTAAGGAGCTACTATGAGCGATACGCCTGACTACAAAGCATCTGAGCAGCCATTGTGCTCTGTCATGATGGACGGCGCTGTGCAGGTGTCTGATGACTTCATTGTTATCCTATCGAATGAAGATGGTAATGCATCTATCTTCTATAACACTGACGCTCTGACTATGGGCATGGCTGTTAAGATGGTGTCCCATGAGTACGTTAGGCTTCTTACGCAGCTACGCGAAGAAGATCAGAGTGAGATTGCCACTATTCTTGGCGAAGAGTTTGCGCTAAGTAACCTACTGATTGATGGCGAATAGCCATGAAAGGTATCGAAGTAAGAGTTATTGCAGAGTCGCATGAAGACCCGGCCGGTATGATGATGTTCCTAGCTAAGCTGACTCAGCGCGGCCACCAAGTAAGCAGCATGTCTGATCTTGAAGAGCTGTATGCAGCTTCTATGAACCCAGACAGTAAGGTTGTACGCCGTGTCGCAGCGCTGCCGCATGGCACTATCAAGAGGTTCACGCCTATCACAATCGCAATTGTTGGCGCATCGCGCAGGTTCCTCGCTCAGGCTAGGACCCACCAGGTAGGTATGACGTTTGTATCAGCGTCGCTGCAATACAGCGATTACAGCGGTACAGATTCATTCGTTGTTCCTTATGAGCTTTTTAGCGATCCTGAGCGGGTAGCGCACTACATCAGTGCGTGTAAGTATGCGATGAGTGCGTACAGCAACATGGTAGCTGCCGGTATTGACCATGATACCGCTGGATACGTGGCGCCGCAGGGCTTGCGCAATGTGTTGATCATTCAGGCTAACACAGAAGCATGGCTACATTTCATCCGGCTACGCGCGTGTAACAGAAATACTGTAGAGATGCAGTATGTAACGATGCTGATTTGGGAGGCACTACTCGGCACCACAGATGGCTCAGACCTCTTTGCGTTCGCTGGCCCCGACTGTGTTCATGGCAAGTGTAGAGAGGGCAGGATGAGTTGCGGTAAGCCGATCAATACTTCGTCACCGCGCTACTTCATTGAAAAGAAGTGGCCACTACTGAAGGAGGCACAAGATGGTTAAGAAGAAGAGCGTTGCTGTTGCTGATATCCATGTACACATGAACCCTGAGATCATGACCGAAGAAGCTGTAATCAAAATGACAATTGAGGACCTTGAGAAGCGTCTTGCAGAAGTACAGAATGCTAAGGTCAATCGCGAGGCATCTGAGAAGCTTTATGCGATTTATGAGTCGCATATGGACGCTGGCTTTAATGAAGATCAAGCTTGGGAGCTGCTTCTTGGATCTCTTAGAAGCGCTGGTGTGCTGCGATGATTATCATCCTGGAAGGACCCGATGGATCTGGCAAGTCGCACCTAGCCGCTAAGTTTGCAAAGCAGACTGGCTACCCGCTGATTCATCGCGTCGCCCCTGAAACACAAGAGGACATCGATATGATGTTCCTTAGCTACTGGAATGAACTTAACAGAGCTAAGAACATGATCTTTGACAGAGCCTGGTATTCAGACATGGTGTACGGGCCTATCTTCCGTGATGGTTCTACAATCACGTACCCACAGATGTACAAGTTTGAGGAGCGCATCGCTAAGGTTGGCGGGATACTTATCCATTGCACTGGCCACCCGAATACTTTGTGGAACAGGTGTCATGTTAGAGGCGAGGATAATCCCGGCGGCACTTCATTTGAGCAGGAGCGGGATAAGTTTGACCGCGTATGCCTTGGGTATGATAGGCTTATGCACGTCCCACACCACATACCTGTAGTTCGCTATGAATACAAAGAAGTGTAGTAGATGCGGTTGGTTATTCTCAACCAACGATCCTGCTAGGTTCTGTGCTATATGCGGCGCTGAGTTTCCTGGTTACAAAGTAGAAGTACCGAAACGGGCCCCATTACCTCACGGACGCGTATTATCTGTTCGCAGACCGCCTGAACCTACTAGCACTGTTAGAACCTTGAAACGGTACTATAGAGAAGTAGCTAGAACGGATCAGCAGTACGCTGACTGGCTGGATCGCATCAAGCTTATACAGAAGCCATACACAACATTAACTGAAGCGCAGTGGCTAGAAGCGTGTAGATACTTCGGTGGCTGCGCACTATGTGACTCTCTAGACATAGAGACACGTGGGTTCTTCATACCCTTCTCTGATGGCGGTATGTATTGTAACTGGAATGTGATCCCACTATGCGATAAGTGCGCTACCATGACGATAACGCAGAAGAACCCGTTCAGAAGGATGCATGGCGAACTGAATAGAAGCCTTGAAGTACGGCGTGGTCTAGGCTTGAAGAAAGTGCAAGCAGTCGCTGACTATCTTAATGAAAGGATTGATGAGGCAATTGGCTGAGTTCATATTCATGCCGCCAGATACTATACTGGAGGACGGCGATACCTACAGGTATAACGCGCAAGGGCTCATTGAGGGTGTAGTACGGCCAGTCATAAAACCTGTCAGACTAAATAGGATACAGGTTTTTAAGGACTTCACGCTGAATCTAGCAAAGTTGTCCAAGTGTACTGATAGGCAAGTAGCCGCAATAATTACAGACAGCACATTGTCGCAGGTGCATAGCATAGGTATCAATGGCGGCCCTAAAGGACTGGCAGATTGCCTATGCAAGCTTGATGGTAAGTACGGATGTATACACGCTGAGATCAACGCATTGATAAAGTGTAGGGATGAACATAGTGATAAAGTGATGTTCGTCACCCTATCACCATGTAAGCAATGTGCTACTGCGATTATCAATGCGCCAGGCGGATTCTCTACAGTGTATTACATGGAAGCTTGGAAAGATGAGACTGGTCTAAAATTGCTTAAATCATCCGGTATAAGGGTCGAGGGTGTTTAGGGGATAAATAGGGCCTCGTGTGTTACTCGTTGCGCGTCCGTAAAGATCTTTTAATAGGGATGCAAGGGCCTAACCTACGGACCGGCAGCGAGTACGTGATAAATAGGAGATGTGATGAAGCTATACCGAGCGACAAACGGCTGGCTGGGTAATGGTGATGTACACTGCTATGTGATAGCAGAACATAAGGCTAGGGCTATTGAGGTGGCTACAGAGAAGTTCAAGAGTGAGTCGAAGGGTACTGGCTACAATCTACGCAGTGGCGGTAGGCTTGAAGACTCCGCGTATTACAAGAACATAGAGGTTGAGTGTGTCTGTGAAGATACAGACATCGAGTGGGCTGGAGAGGTGACCGACTAGATGCCACAGATAAACATCACCACGTCGCCTGAAGAACAGGCGGCAGTCCTAGAAGCTATAAAGACACTTGTAGGTTCTACAGTGGCTGTTTCTGAGATAGCGCGAGTCGCAGGTATGAATAAGAACCGCGTACGATACGTGGTAACTGACCTTGAGGCAGCAGGTAAGATCAAGCGCGTACCTACTAAGGAATACAACAAGAACTATATCAGGTATAGATATGAGGTACTCGATGCGTAACAAGCTACCTGAAGAACTGTTCATAGACGATACAGAACCGCTGAAAGCCGCAATCGATAAGATGCTGGAAAACGAGACTAGGCAAGTCCGTAGAGCATTGCTGAGAGACCTAGAGAAGCGCGGTCCACGGTGGGTATACGGCCAGCTGATACGTAATATCTATGGGAGGCGACAGAATGTCAGTAATACAGCCAAGGAGAAGGCCTGTGATTCAGAAGGGCAACGGGGTGTCGTATAACCCGGCCACCTTTGCGCAGGAACACAGCATCCCGGAGTTCCGTGTAATAGACGACCCTGAGGAGCTGCTGCAGCTAGTAGAGCCGTTTGAGGCATTCGGGCGTCGATTCATTGTATTCGATACAGAGACGCACCCATACTATTGCGATAGCCACCGCGTCCCGTCAACAGTAACACGCCGTTGGGTTGGTACAGGCAAGCAAGCTAGCCCACAAGACTTTCCATTTTGCATATCGATCTATGATGGCAAGCGCGCTTATACAATCTTCGATAGCGTCGAGAATGACTTCGCGTTGTTTAGGCAGCTATCGCCTTTGTTCGAAGATCCAACAATAGAGAAGATAGCGCATAATGCTAAGTACGATATGCACATGCTTGCAAATGTAGGCATGCGGATTGTAGGTCGTTTGCATGACACAGTTGTACTTGCAAAGCTAGCAGATGAGAACCGCAACTCATTCATGCTAAAGGACCTCGCTGTAAAAGCCGGCGGCATCATCAAGTTCGAGCATATGGTTGATGCCTACAAGCAGATGAACAAGGTAACAGATTACCGGCGCATACCAACTGAGTTGCTAGCAGCCTACGCGAATGCAGACGTATATAACTGCTATCATGTATTCATGAAGGAATATGCGAAAGCAGAGCATGATGAACTAATTGCACTATACGACAATGAGTGCGAAGTGATGGTTGCGCTGTATGCCATGGAGCGATATGGCATGCGTGTAGATACTGAGTACGAAGCACCGTTGAAGGATGAGCTGCAGCGTCTTGCAGATGAAGCTGAAAGCGCCATCTATCAAGAAGCTGGTCAGATGTTCAATATTAACTCTGGCAAGCAGCTGTATGAGGTACTGATGCGGATAGGTGTAAACTCTGGCTGGATCGGCAAGACTGATAAGGGCAATCCAAAACTAGATAAGTTCTCTCTACAGCGGCTTGCCGACGTGCACGGTGTCAGCATTGTGCAGAAGATTCTTGACTTCAGGAAGTATGAGAAGATACTTGGCACATACGCATATGGTATCTACGCCCAAATGGATAGCATAGACAGAGTACATGCGTCTATCAATCAGACAGAGGCAACTACTGGCCGTATGTCCATTACAAAGCCTGCTCTACAGACACTGCCAAAGAAGGATAAACGCATTAGGTCTGCATTCATACCAGAAGATAACTACGTGCTATACTTCATGGATCTAGACCAAATAGAGTACAGGCTATTCGCGCACTACAGCAAGGCAAAGGGTTTGATTGAGGCTATTACAGCAGGGTATGACGTACACTCAGCTACCGCGGCACTCATCTTCAATAAGTCAGTAGATGATGTAACGCCAGATGAACGGCAAAAGGCAAAGACAGTAAACTTTGCGCTTGTGTATGGACAGGGTGATGTAGCAACATCAGAGATGTTGAAGATATCTATGACTGAAACAGTTGCGTTCAAAGCCAACTACTTTGGAGCGATTCCTGAATCACGGCCATTCATCAGCACTGTCCATGAAGTAATCAAAACACGTGGCTTCATTAAGAACTTTTATGGCAGAAGGCGCAGACTCAGCTCTAATGACTGCTATAAAGCACCAAATGCTTTGATTCAAGGCTGCGCTGCTGACTATATCAAGTTCAAGCTTGTTAACATCTACAAGTATCTAGAGTACCATAACCTCAAGACCCGCCTGGTTTGCATCGTACACGATGAGCTAATCATAGAGGTGCATAAAGAGGAGCTTTCACACGTACCGGTACTCAGATGGCTGCTATCAGACTTTGAGGCGTTTAGGTGCCCAATCACAGCTGGAGTAGAAATGGGCGATCCATCATGGGGCCAGAAAGCAGATGGGCAGGCTGATGTAGGCTTTGATGAACCACAGGATAAAATGTATTTGCACCACAACGTATATGATGGATCAGTATTCGATATCTATAGGAGGACTACGCATGCCTGATATTGTCAACAGACAGCTGCTGATTGTTGCATCGCCAAGTGCTTTTAATTCATACGTCGACACCGCAATAGCTAGGGCTGAGCGCGTATGGGCCAAGAGCAAGGTTACAAACATGCACCGCGGCAACCTTGCTACGCTAGTCGGTGAGAATCAGAGCCTTACGCTAAAGCGAATTGACCCAAGCGGAGACAGCGAACAATGCCGAGGATTCAACAAGGATCAAACAGGTGTAATGCTGCTGACTAAGCCGAATAAAGAATTGCTACGGTACTTGCAGACTACTTACTCACTTCTACTGGGGAGCTAGCCATGACTAGAACTGTTACAAAGCCAAAGAAGATATGGGACAACTTTGTAGAAGTAGGCGAAATACAGAAGTCAGGCTCCATAAAGTTTGTAGTTGCTATCGCTGCACGGGATGGTATCAAGTATGTTAATATCCGTGAGTTCTACATCAGGAAGCGTGATAATGTATGGATGCCTGGTAGAGATGGCATAACTATACCTGTCACTGTGCCTCTTAAGAAAGGCGCCGAACTTATCCAGCCACTGGGTGAGATGCAAGAGTTGCTTAAGAAAGCTACTGATCTACTGGAAGACTTCGAGCTTTATGATGACGCCAATGCGCGGTGGTACTACCCAGAGGAGAAGAAGAATGACTAGACAAATGCTCACAAGCCTGGTAGTTGGCTCACAGTGCTCACTTCCATTGATAGTTAAGAACGTAACAGCTAAGCTTACAAGAGCTGGTAAGCAATATCTATCTTTTGAGTTCTTTGATGGGCAGGACACTATCACTGCAAATTACTGGGATTGGAATGGCAAGACTGCTCCGACAGTTAATACAGTGCTTACTGTGGTGGGCATCGTGGATGAGTATATGGGCAAGAAGCAGATCAATGTCAAAGCTCTCAAAAACAACACAGAGTTTTCAACCATTGACTTTATGCCTGCATCCAGCCATGATCTAGGCACTGTCTACAAGGATGCTTATGAATTGCTGAGTGACGTACGAAACGATACTCTGCGATCAATTGGCCTAGGGTTGCTTGAAGATGAGGCGGCCCTGTGGCTATCCGTACCATCAGCGAACTTTGTGCACCACGCTTATGTAGGCGGCACATTGGTGCATTGCCTATCTGTTGCAAAGACAGCTAAGGCTATTGCGTCTGTAACTAACGGAGCAGATGTAGATCTTTGTGTAGTTGGCGGGATGCTGCATGATATCGGCAAGTTGTTTGCATATGCTGTTGATGGCGTAGCGATTAAGATGACAGACATTGGCATCCTAATGGAACACACATTCCTTGGTGCCAGGCGCATTGACGATTGGGCTGGTGTTAACCTGCACCTTGAGCCAAACGTTGCTGCTACACTAGAGCTGTTGCTTCATATCGTATTGTCGCATCATGGCAAGCAGGAGTACGGCGCCGCGACGCCACCGCTTTCACTAGAGGCACATATCGTATCACATGCAGATGGAATAGACGCTACTGCAGAGCAGATTAGAGAGGCAAGTAAGGATACTACGATGTGGACTGATAAGATCTGGGCCTTGAGCAACAAGACGCACTTGTCAGTCAACTATGTGCGGTCGATTACGAAGGAAAGTACCGAAGAGTAGCGGCACCGTTTTTCTCCTAACCTATGTACAGCTGCGCCAATACACAGTATAATGGTTGTAGAATAAGTTGTGCGCACGGTTAGGTACATGATAATGGCTGGCAGTACTGTAGACGATCCTTTAGTGGAGGCAGTAGATGCAAGAGGACGCTGTACCTACACGCAAGTGCGGGTGTTGTAATGAAGATTTGCCGTTAGAAGCTTTCTACAAGGACGGCACAGATAAAGACGGTAATACCAAGTACAGGCGTGACTGTAAAGATTGTTACAAGCATACTAGGATAACTGAACTTGCAGCCAAGAATCGGAAGAAGGCGAAGCAGTGAAAGACCAAGATAGAATCGATCACTTGGTTGAAATCATCCAGGCACCCAACGTTGACATCGACAAACTCGAGGCCATCATGCAGGAGTTTGGCCTGACGTCAGCTGAAGGTATCCAGGCTAGCACAACTATCTGTAATGCATTGCTGCCTGGGTACCTGTTTCAGACAGATAACAAGCTATCAGAAACTGCACAGATGCAAGAGCACGTAAAGAAGGTTACCGCAGTATCAGCGGTGCTTTCGCTGTACCCAAAGTGCAAGTTTGTAGTTGCAGCTATGTGGGATGCAATGTTTATACAGAAGATGCTCGCAGCATACCCACACGACAAGCGCATGCAAGACACTATCAAGTTGACTTTGGCCATCAGGTAGAGAGGCGGCGTTATGGCAAAGATCTGTAAGCAGTGTGGTGAAGAGCGGCCCAACGAACAGTATCGCAAGTATTACGGCGGTCGTAAGGGCCGCTACAACACTTGTGTTCACTGTGAGAAGGTTAACTCACGCGCAAAGTACCTTATTAGCAAAGGTGAGCGGCGCAGTGAGGATGAAACGGTTGAGCTCAACAAGATACAAGCGCTATATGATATGCAGCGCACTATAGGCCTGCAGCCGCCAAGAGAGCAGTCTGGGCGGGCAATACCGCTTGCAGACACGCTTGATGAAATGCTTGACAAGTATGCTGCACGTGTTGCGGCAGTAGAGAGCATAGAGGCTGACGGTGAAAACATCGCTACTACTGATGAGCTGACCGATTGGCTAGTGGCTGAACTTACAGAAGATCCTGAGCACTATCTTGATGAGGTCTATGAGCATCTGCGCGAGAAGTTCAGGCCAGTGCTTAACATCGATCCAGCGACCAAGCTACCGGTTTACGATGATACCTACAAGCCTATGCTAGATCGTATTCTGGAGCGCTTTAATACATACGAGGATGAGTACTATGACTAGTCCTGGCGGCAAGATTGCGTATGGCGCTGTAGAGCGCGAGTCAACACGCGCACCTGAAGAAATGATGGAGCGGCTGCGTAAAGGTTGCGAAATGCATGGTCTTAACCAGCCTCGAGCAGATCTTACTATTGCTGAAGCTTCTGATGCATTGGCCGCACTCTCACGCCGCTGCGCAAGGAGACAGAATGGTGGTCGACCATGAGCCAAGATGGATGGCTGCCGCCTGGTGTGGAACTTAGTGACATACCAGGTAACAGGCCAGAAGACGTTGCTTGGGAGATTGCAACAGAACAAGTAACAAGTGAGGCAGTTGCTGAGGCGTGCAAAGCACGTGTAAATGGTTGCAGTAAGGCTGACTGGATAGAATGCACGCTTTGTGAAGGCAATGGCTACAGTCCAGAAACAGGCGATGACTGCAATCGCTGTGCCGGTGAGTGTGTAGAATTCAACGGATGCTCAGCTGGCATTGTAGATTCTAATGGCAAAGTGCAAGACAATGCCGACTGGTCAGAGTGCTTGAACTGGGAAAGCTTGGTGAGACAATGCCTAAAGAGTTGGTAGTACGTACAGTGCAACTTGCAAAGT